CGGCGGTGGGGAATCCGCTGGAAGCACATCCGGAGCTTCCAATTCCGGAACTTATACCTATGAACAGCTGGAAGAAATTGCAAGTGCCAGGGCAAGCAAGTCGGAACGTGCAGCTCTTGCAAGCTTTTTCCGTGGTCAGGGAATGACAGAGGGAGAAGTCACAGAAGCAATCACAAAATTCAAGGCAGAACGTGCGGCAAATCAGCCGGACACGGCAAAGCTGCAGAAAGAACGTGATGACGCTTTGAAGGAAGTTCAGCAGATGAAAAATGAGAAATTTCTGTCAGGTAAAGGTGTGAAGACAAAGGATCTTGATTATGTCATGTTCAAGGTATCGAAACTTGTAAACGACAAGACAACATTTGAAAAAGCTGCAGAACAGTATTTGAAAGAAAATCCGAAATATACAGGCAGTGGCACGTATCGGGTGTCTATGTCTTCAGGAAGCTCTTCGGAGGGAGCTGGTGGAAGCATGAATGCTTCTATCAATGAACGTATCCGTGCTGCAGCAAGAAAGTGATGGAGGTAGAAGATGAACAGAACCAGAATGAATTTAAAATTATTTGAAACAGACGTAAATATCATTGATCGTAGCGGTGCAGAGGCTTTAATTCCGATTCAGGAATCCAACGAGATCATCCAGGGAACGATCGCACAGTCAGCAGTTCTGTCAAGAGGACGTAAGCTGGCGAATATGACAAGTAAACAGTATAAAATGCCAGTTCTGGATATGTTACCGATTGCGTATTTCGTAAACGGAGATAACGGTCAGAAAAAGACAGCAAAGCAGGAATGGGACAAGAAGTTTATCACTGCAGAAGAAATTGCGGTAATTGTTCCGATTCCAGAAGCCGTATTGGATGATTCAGAATATGATATTTGGTCAGAAGTAAAGCCAAGAGTAACAGAAGCATTTGGAAAAGTCATTGATGGAGCGGTGCTTTTTGGAGAAAATAAGCCGTCAACATGGAGAGAAGATGTTGTTGCAACTGCAACAAAGGCGAGTGCAGTCGTAACACTCGGAGCATCTGACAGCCTTTATGACAAGATTATGGCAGAAGATGGTGTCATCGCAAAAGTCGAGGGGTCCGGCTACTTTGTGGATGGTCACATGGCAGATATCTCCATGAGAGCAAAGCTCAGGGGATTGAAGAATGCGAATGGTGATCCGCTGTTCAAGCAGGATCTGCAGGGAACAACGCAGTATGCTTTAGATGGCTCTCCGATGAATTTCCCAAACAACGGAGCGTTTGACAAATCAAAGGCACTGATGATTTCAGGAGACTTCTCTCAGCTTGTATATTCCATCAGACAGGATATTACATTCAAGTTATTCACGGAAGGCGTGATTCAGAACACCGATGGAACTATCGCATACAACCTGATGCAGAATGATATGATTGCTCTTCGTGCGGTGATGCGTCTTGGATGGGAAATCCCGAATCCAATCAATGCTCTTGCAAAAGATAAGACCAAGAGATGCCCGTTTGCGATCCTGAAAGCGGGAGAATAAGGAAGGAGCAAGACAATATGTATGCGGATCATTTCTATTATTTGTCTGAATACGGTGGTGAGCTGATTCCACTTGAAAAATTTGCAAAAGCAGAAAAAAAAGCAGAAGCCTATATAAGGCATCTGACTTATATGCACGGAGATATTTTTGCTTGTGAAAACGATACCGTAAAAGATGCTGTATGTGCAGTTGCAGAGATTTATTATTCTTGCGACCTGAAAAATCAGCAGGGAAATGGATCTGTAAAGTCGGAAAATACGGACGGATACAGTGTGACTTATGTAAACGAGCAGGTGGACGGAGAGACGGCAGAAGCGGTCGCATCCCGCAAAGCTTACGAAGTTGCACGGACCTATCTGCTTCCGCTGGGATGGCTGTCCAGGAAGGTGGGATATTGTGATGCTTACAAATGCAGTGATCACGCTCTTTAACCGTTACCCGGATAAGGAGCAGAAAAAGATAGTGTATCTGCCGCACCGGATTGACTGGGCATGGTATCACGTCAGCAGGAAGACTACGCCATCACAGGGTGGCCTGGTCAGCTCGGACGAGCATATGATCCGCATCCCATTTGATCAGTGTGCAGACTGGAAACCTGCAGATCAATTTGCGACAGGACAGAAAGGATCTTGCTGGACTGTTCAGAACGGGGATCTCTTTATTCAGGGAGAATGGTGCGGTGGAGAAGTCATGGGGATTGATGACTTGAAAAAGCAGTATAACGGAGTGGTCGGGATGGTGAAGAGCCATTCCGAGAACTTTATCGGATCATCCCCACATATCAGGATCAGTGGAGGTGTGTGATGGTAATCAGAATGCAGTTAGACCCGAAAGATCAGATCCTGCTCAGGAGAAGCCTGAACAAGAATGGAAAAGGACAGAGATTTTTTACAAGTGAGGTCAGACGGCTGTCCGATCCTTATGTTCCACGGCTGACTGGACGATTGAAGACGGATGCCACAGAAGCAATTTCCACGATCACATACAATGAACCTTATGCAAGGCGGCAGTATTATGAACACAAAGGAGACGGTCTTCGGGGTCCGCACTGGGCAGAACGGATGTGGGCAGACAGAGGGCCGGAGATTGTAAAGGCAGTAGCCAGTTTTTGTGGAGGGAAAGCAGGATGAGTGTAGCAACCAAAGTCGCTGAATTTATAGCAGGCTGTCCGTTCCTGGAAGAGTTTGAACAGATGTTCCCGATCGTGAACGTGGATCTGCTGGGAGAGGATGCAACAGCGTATAGCCTGGAACTTACTCCGGCAGACCCGATTGTCAAACGGTATACGAACGGAGATACAATCCGACAGATGGTATTTTCTCTTTGTTCCCGGGAATGGTACGGAGAAGAGAGCAACAAGGACACAGCGGAATTTTACGAAAAATTCTCTGACTGGCTGGATGAATGT